TCAACATAACAGCTTCCCTTTACTTCCCATCTGTACGTCTCCGCAGTTCATCGCTAGATGGAGGCATGAGCGACCCAACAGACGCATATTTCGGCATGTCGACCACCAGATACTCCGCCTCTACAGTACATGATCCTAGTGTTGCAGATGTACACAATTTGATGTATTCAGGCTTCCCTGACGATCCCACAACAGGTGTTTCTACCGCTGTTGAAGGTTACGGATACGTGTTCTCAATGGATGATATTGTGAGTAGTTCAGTGAACGGCGATTACGGTTGGGTATCTGGCTCCAGGGCGGCGGAAAACTCCAAAACCTCTGCTTCTTATAAGGAATTGCTAGATGCAGGATATGACCGGTTCACCGCGCCATTCTGGGGCGGCTTCGACGGTCTTGATATCATGAAGCCAGATCCACTTTACAACGGCTCTATGACCTCTGCCGCTACTGAAAGGAACTCATATGTGTTCCATACATATCGCAGAGCTATTGATACCGTTGCTGATCCAGAGTATATCAACATGAACTTGTTGGCGGCTCCCGGCCTGACAACCGACGCTCTTACAACTCACATGGTTAGAGTTTGCGAAGAGCGCGGCGATGCGATGGCTCTCATTGATTTGGCCAACGTCTATATTCCCTCACATGAGGCATATAAGTCAAACAGGGCCGAAAGAATTGGAACCACTCCAACGCAAGCAGCCACCGCTTTGAAGGATAGACAAATCGACTCCTCTTATGGTGCTACTTACTATCCTTGGGTCCAATCCCGCGACGAAGCCTCTGGCCAGCTTCTATGGATTCCACCCTCTGTTGCCATGATGGGCGTTCTGGCTAGCTCTGAAAGAGCAGCACAGCTTTGGTTTGCTCCTGCAGGCTTTAACAGAGGTGGCCTAACAGAAGGCGCCGCTGGTATTCCAGTGTCAAACGTCAGTGAAAGACTGACCTCTAAAGATCGCGACACTCTTTATGAAGCTAGAATTAATCCTATTGCTTCGTTCCCATCATCTGGGATTGTTGTGTTCGGTCAGAAGACACTCCAAGAACGCCAATCAGCGCTTGATCGGATTAATGTTAGAAGACTAGTGATCTACTTGAAGAAGCAAATCTCTATTCTTTCTACAAAAGTGCTGTTTGAACAAAATGTTCAAGCAACATGGTTGAGATTTAAGTCTCTCATTGAGCCACTCTTGTCAACCGTTAAAACGCAGTTTGGTATCACGGATTATAGGCTTATCCTTGATGATACAACAACCACACCAGATCTTATCGACCAGAACATCCTGTACGCCAAGATTATGGTTAAGCCAGCTAGAGCTATTGAGTTCATTGCAATCGACTTTGTGATTACCTCAACTGGTGCATCATTTGACGATTAAGGGGTAAAGATTTTTCTTACGCTCACTATTTAAAATAGACTAAGGAGTTAACACAACATGTCATTCTGGTTTCAAACAGACTCAACTCAAATACAAGATCCCAAAAGAAAATTTAGATTTGCGCTTTATTTTCAAGGTATTGACCCTGATGGGGGTTTAGCGTGGTATGCTAAGTCGGTTAATAAGCCTTCTTTTACGCTTACTGCCGCAGAACACAAATATTTGAACCATACTTTCTATTATCCAGGTTCTGTTACTTGGGAACCGGTTACCGCGACCCTTGTTGACCCAGTTGATCCAGATATGACTGCAACTCTCTCCGCTATTTTGGAAGGCTCTGGTTATAGACTACCAGCCACGCCTGATCAAGAAAATATGACTAGTATTTCCAAGGCACAATCTATTGGCGCCCTTGGTCAAGTTACGATTATGCAACTCAACTCTGAAGGTGAGAGCTTGGAAGAATGGACTCTTCACAATGCCTTTATTACCTCGGTCAAGTATGGCGATCTGGCTTATGATGGTGATGATTTGTCAGAATTGACTGTTGAGATGAGATACGACTGGGCTTCAGTTTCGACAAGAGGCCAATCTCAAACCACAACAGTAGATAATAGCACAGAGTTCTTCAAAGTCTAACAATAAAACAAACAATAGAGGTGTATATTGTCACGAAATAGAAACCGCGTAGGTGGACAGGCACAAAATTCAGCCGCCGACCCCGCACCAACTATGCATGAAAAAACCAATGATGGTTTTTCTTTTGTAATTCCAACAGAATTTGTAGAGTTACCATCACAAGGAAGGTATTATCCCGAAAACCACCCATTACATGGTTTGGATAGTATTGAAATCCGCCACATGACGGCCAAAGAAGAGGACATTCTAACTTCCAGAACTCTTCTTAAAAAAGGCATTGCTTTAGATCGTGTGATTCAAAATCTAATTGTAGATAAAAAGGTCAATCCCAATAATTTATTTATTGGTGATAAAAATGCGCTTGTAATTGCCGCCAGAGTTTCTGGTTATGGAAACGATTATGAGACCAAAATCACATGCCCAACTTGCAACTCAACTCAAGATCACAATTTTGACTTAAATGAAACCAAGATTTATGGTGGAGAGGACATAGGACAGCTTGATGTCGTTGATAATGGCGATGGTACGTTTAATCTTGTATTACCAAAAACACAAGTAACGGTCACTTTTCGCTTATTGACAGGTAATGATGAAAGAAACTTGTATCTGTCCATGGAATCCGATCGCAAACGCAAAATAGACGACAGAAACGTTACCAAACAATTAGCAAGTATGATAGTAGCTGTAAATAACGATGATTCAGTAGAAGCAAAAAGATATTTAGTTGAGAACATTCCTTCGGTTGATTCTCGTCATCTAAGGTTGGCTTACAAGCTTGCAAGCCCAAATGTTGATTTAACACAATTTTTTGAATGTAGCGAGTGCGGCTTTGAGACCGAAATGGAGGTGCCGCTCACAGCGGACTTTTTTTGGCCTAAGCAGTAAATATATGGAGAGCGTTTACGAACAGTTCTTCTTTTTGAAATATAGCGGCGGATGGTCTTTTAGCGAGGCTTATAGTTTGCCGGTAGGTATAAGAACTTGGTTTGTGGAAAGATTAGTAAAACAGCTAGAAGCAGAAAAAGAAGCAATAGAGAACGCTAGCAAAGGCAGCAGCAAAAGCCAAGAGCTAAACAGTAGAACTCAACAAACATTACCAGGAAATATGACGAAGAGACGGAGTTAATGTAGCTCCGTCTTTTTATTTTTCAAGTGAAAACTATTTATTTTAGTTATTCAACGGGGAACCTTATATGGCCTATCCTACTCCTGACGAGCTAGCTCGCCAACAAGAAGCTATCGAGAACCTCAAAGAAGATATTGAACTTCGCAAAGAGTTCGGAATCCATTACGACGATCTTATTGCCAAACTCAGAGAAGCACAAGGCATCCTTGAAGCTCAAACCACACTGGAAGCACTGGGAAAACAACTACCGATTCTTACCGCAATGGCAGAAGGTGCTCAAAAACGTTTAGAGTTAAGTCAACATGCAATAGATGTAGCCAAAGCAGAGCTAGTGCATGCTATAGCACTCGGGGAAGCCGATGAAGATAGACTAAAGGCCCTTCAAGCAAACGTTGAAGAATTAGAAAAAGCTAGAGATACAGTTAAGGACTCCAGTGAAGCCGCAAAAGACTTAGGCAAAAGTCTCGCCGGCGCATTCCAGATGTCTGGTGTTAGAGACTATACTTCCGGCTTGGATAAAATGGGTAAAGCATTGGCGGGAGGCACCGACTCTGCTGGTGAATTTGTGAAAGAATTCGGCACCAATGTGATGAATTCGATGGTCAATAATGTCATTCACATGGCTGTTTCATTGGTCAACGCTGAAGCAGCTTTTAGAAAAGCCACCGGCGGTTCAATAGAATTTGCGCAGGGCGTTACTAAAACGTTTGAAGCCACAAGGGCATATGGCGTTACTGCCGAAGAAGCCTCTTCTGCTAACATGACACTCTATCGCACGTTTACAGACTTTACTATGGCTACAGAAGGTACAAGAATGGCCTTAACAAAGACTGCTGGCGTTTTAGCTGAGCTTGGTGTTACAAATCAAGATTTTGCCGCATCAACGCAGGCGGCAACTAAAATGATGGGTGTTTCAGCCGGCAGAATGCCCAAGGTTGCAAGAGAAATAACGACATTTGCACAAGAAATGAATATGGATGTTGGTCAAATGTTTAGTGCTTTTTCTCAAGCTGGGGGAGAGTTGGCCAAATTTGGTAGCGATGGTGTTGATACTTTTAAGAAACTACAGCATGCTTCCAAGATCACAGGTTTGGAGATGAATAAGCTTCTGCAGATAACTAATAGATTTGACACCTTCGAAGGCGCCGCAAAACAAGCAGGTATGTTAAATGCTGCTTTGGGTGGCAACATGGTCAATGCTATGGATCTTATGATGACTACGGACCCCGTGGGTCGTTTTGAGATGCTTAGAGATGCGATTCTCGACACAGGCTTGACATTTGATGACATGACTTATTTCCAGAGAAATTTCTATAAAGACGCCCTAGGTCTTCAAGATGTTGGTGAATTGGCTTTAATGTTGAGTG